GTTGCGGCGGGTGTGATAGGTTCGGGTAAGTTTGAAATCGATAAGGATATTGTCGTAGGAAACGTGCAAACTTTATATCGAAATCAAGATAAAATCGCAAATGAGTTCGGTACTATTATATTAGATGAAATGCACCATGTAAGCAGTCCAACTTTTACACGAATTATCGACTCGAGCAAGGCTCTTAATAAAATTGGACTGACTGGAACAATGCAAAGAAAAGATGGTAGGCATGTGGTTTTTCGAGATTACTTTAGTAATACAGTATATAAACCACCAAAAGAAAACTACCTTACACCTAGAGTAGAAGTTATAAAGTCAGGCATACGCTTCTTAGATGGAGCAAACGTAGCATGGGCTACTCGAATAAATGCTCTTGCATATGATTGGGAATACCAAAACATATGTGGAGTACTTGCGGCAGGTTATGCTGCAAAAGGACACAAAGTACTCGTTGTTTCTGACAGAGTAGAATTTCTAAAAAGAAGTTCGGCACTTGTTGGAGATAACGCAGTTTGTGTCACTGGAGATGTTTCGCATGAAGAAAGACCAGCATTGATGAAACAGATATTTGAAGACAAGGATGTACTCTTTGGAACTCAGAGTATCTTTTCAGAAGGTATATCCTTAGATTGCTTAAGCTGCCTTATATTAGCAACTCCAGTAAACAACGAGCCCCTACTAACGCAGCTTGTTGGTAGAATAATACGACTTTATGAGGGTAAACCTCAACCAGTTATTGTAGACATACATCTGGAAGGTCGAACTGCAAGAAAGCAGGCTAATGCGAGAATGGGGTACTATATGAAACAAGGCTATGAAGTTAATACGATATAGCATAGAAAAATATTTCTTGACATGGAGTTAAATTTTTGATATAATATGTTATTCTATAATTGGAAAAAGATACAAAAAGAGACCAAGGGATCTGTGAAAGATATCCTTACAGTCCTACATATTTTGACATATAAAAAAGCTCCAGTCAATAGAAAAGATAGAATATACAAATACTGGCAGAAAAGTTTTCATGGGCATAGTTTCCTTGTAAACCCTGAAGCCTTGTTTATTCAGAGAAACCGATATTCAGATAGCGAGATTGCACAGTATGCAGGTATCGCATCTTTACGCAACTATTATGAGTATCAAAAAACAAAAGATACCACACTAGACCTCTTTTTCTTTGATGGAAATGAGGACATAATAAAAAGAAATAGACTACTTTGGATTGAAGATGATCGTATTCACTTCAAGTTTGAAGAAGTCACATTAGGAGAACTAACATGGCATTGAGTTTTAATCAAGCTAAGGGCGAAGCCCAAAAAAGTAAAATCGACAGCTACACATATGTAGAGGGCGATAACAAAGTAAGACTAGTTGGAGACATATTACCAAGATATGTTTACTGGCTAAAAGGTGAAAACGGCAAGAATTTACCATTCGAATGTCTGTCATTCGACAGAAACACAGAATCCTTCAACAACGTAGAGAAAGACTGGGTAAGAGAATATCATCCAGAGCTTAAATGCGGTTGGAGTTATGCAATACAGTGCATACACGAAGGAAAAGTAAAAGTGCTAAACCTTAAAAAGAAATTATTAGAGCAAGTTATGGTTGCTGCTGAAGATCTTGGTGACCCAACAGACGTAGAGACTGGATGGGATGTATGCTTCAAAAGAGTTAAAACAGGCCCAATGGCTTATAATGTTGAGTATCAATTACAAGCATTAAAATGTAAGCCAAGACCTTTAACTGATGAAGAAACTGCATTAATCACAGACCTTAAATCAATGGACGAAGTTTTAACAAGACCAACTCCAGACGCTCAAAAAGAACTTCTTGACAGATTAAGAGAAGGCGCAGATAACTCTAAGCCAGACGAAACAATCAGTGATGAGTTCGATATTAGCTAGGAGCAATTATGATTACAGTAGGAGATAAATTTCCTGCATTTAGTTTGCAGGGAGTAAATTCAAATAATACCATAGAGTCAGTAGAAGTTCTAGAACATTTTGAACCTCTAAAAAGGAATTGGAGTGTTATATACTTTTATCCAAAAGACTTTACATTTATCTGTCCAACAGAGATTGCAGGTATGGATACTTTAGTAGACGATGCAACAGTGGTTGGTATTAGTGGAGATAATGAGTTCTGTAAACTTGCATGGAAAAAAGATAATGAACTAATTGGAAACATTAAACATTCACTTGCGGCTGACTGTGGTCTAAAATTATCTCGTGAACTAGGAATAGTAAACGAAGAAGAAGGAGTATGTTATAGAGCAACATTTATTATTGATGCAGAAAGAACAGTACAGCATGTATCTGTTAATGCTCTTGACACGGGTAGAAACCAACACGAAGTTCTTAGAACTTTACAAGCACTAAAAGCAGGTGGACTCACCGGCTGTGCTTGGACACCTGAGGACGACTTTGTAGTATGATATTATTTACAGCAGACTGGCATATTAAGCTAGGACAGAAAAATGTTCCAATGGCTTGGGCATGTGCTAGATATAGAATGTTCTTTGAACAGATAGAAGAAGCTGTAGAAAATCACAATATTACATTGCATATCATTGGCGGGGACTTGTTTGATCGAGTCCCTTCAATGGATGAGCTTACCTTATATTTTGATTTTGTAAAGAATACAAAAGTACAAACAATAATATATGATGGTAACCATGAAGCTACTAGAAAACATAGAACATTTTTTGATAACTTAATTAAAGTTACAAATCAACTTAATCCTCTAGTAACAGTAGTAACAGAAACTACAGGGGAGTTTAGTAATTATGCTATACTTCCATATGCTGATTTACATAAAAAGAACAGTATAGAAGACATCAACTCAGAAGTACTATTTACACATGTGCGTGGAGAAATACAACCGCATGTAGTGCCTGAAGTGGAGTTAGAAAGATTTGAAAAGTTTAAAGTAGTATTTTCAGGAGACTTACACTCACACGAAAACACACAAAGAAATATAGTGTATCCTGGAAGTCCAATGACTACATCTTTTCATAGAAATATAGTAAAAACAGGGTATATAGTAATAGACCCTGAGGGATGGGATTGGACATGGCATGAATTTGACTTACCTCAACTATTAAGAAAGACAGTTGTAAGTGAAGATGAAATGGTACAAACAGATTTTCATCATACTATCTATGAAATTGAAGGAGATGTGTCAGATCTAAGTAATATAAAAAATAGTGAATTACTAGATAAGAAAGTTATAAAAAGAAAAACAGAAGCAACTCTAATACTCGATAAAGAGATGACAATAGAAGAAGAATTAAATGAGTATTTAAGTTACATATTAGAATTAAATAAAGATAAAGTAAAAAATATATTAGGAGTTTTTAGTGATTACGCTAAAGAAGTTGAAGTGGAATAATTGTTTCAGTTATGGTTTAGATAATGAACTAGACTTAACAGAAAGTACAGTAACTCAGTTAGTTGGCACTAATGGTGCTGGCAAATCTTCTATACCTTTAATTTTAGAGGAAGTATTATTCAACAAAAATTCAAAAGGTATTAAAAAAGCAGACATACCAAATAGAGAAGCCAATAATGGCTATAGTATATCTTTGTCTTTTGAAATAAATGAAGACGAGTACTTAATTGATGTTACTCGTAAAGGTAATATAAAAGTAAAGTTTTATAAAAACGAAGAAGATATATCTAGCCATACCGCTACAAATACTTATAAAAGTATAGAAGAAGCTATCGGTATAGATCATAAAACTTTTTCACAAATTGTATATCAAAATACTAATGCAAGTTTGCAATTCTTAACTGCTACAGATACTAATAGAAAAAGATTTTTAATAGACTTATTACAGTTAGATAGATATGTAAAATTCTTTGAAGTATTTAAGGAAAAATCACGAGAAATATCAAGTCAAATTTCAGGTACACAAGGGAAAATTGATACAATTGAAAAGTGGTTATCAGATAATAAATTGGAAGATACATCACTACTTTCCAAAATCGATTTACCAATTTACTCAGAAGAAGATGAAAAAACTTTACGTTCATTACAAGTAGAATTCCAAAATATTTCAGAAATTAACAAAAAAATTAATAAGAATAATTTTACAAAACAGCAACTGGATGAAATAGATCTTAATAAATATAAAAAAGATTTAGAAGAGTATGTAAAAAATGTTGATATAACTCCTTTACAAAAAGATATTACACTATCAAAATATAAAATTAAAGAACATACTGATTCCTATAATGAATATAGTACTTTAAAAGGAGAGTGTCCTACTTGTCACCAAGATATCGATGAAACTTTTGTACAAGAAAAGATCGAACATCACAGTGTAAGAATAAAGCACTATAAGGAAGTAGTAAATAAACTAACTGTTGAAAAAACAGAAGGTGAAAAAATCAATAAGATACGTTTAGTAGCACAAAGAAGAATTGAGGACTGGGAAGATTTATTTAGAGATCTAGATAGAAAATTACCTACAGAAATATTAAACGCACAAAAATTACAACAAAAAATAACTAATCTTAGTGAAAAAATAAAAGAAGAAAGAAAGTCATTACAAGAAATAGTTAGTAAGAATGAACAGATAGAAAGACATAACACTCGTATTTCTATCGTAAAAGAACAACAAGAAGATTTTGAAGCACAACTTAACTCTTTATATAAAGGGTACAAAGAAGTAGAAGATAAATTATCTAGTATAGAAGTGTTGAAAAAAGCATTTAGTACAAATGGACTACTTGCTTATAAAATAGAAAATTTAGTAAAAGATTTAGAGGAACTTACTAATGAGTATCTTGCTGAGCTATCTGATGGAAGATTTAGTTTAGAGTTTGTAGTATCAAACGATAAGTTAAATGTTTCTATAGATGATAATGGAAAGTCAGTAGAGATTCTAGCATTAAGTGCAGGAGAATTAGCAAGAGTTAATACTTCTACGCTACTTGCTATAAGAAAGTTAATGAGTAGTATTTCTAAGTCACGAATAAACGCACTTTTCCTAGACGAAGTAACGAATGTGTTAGATGAGCAGGGAAAAGAAAAACTTGTAGAGATTCTACTAAGAGAGGAAAATTTGAATACATACATAGTATCACACGGATGGACTCATCCTTTATTGTCTAAAATAGAAGTTATAAAAGAAGACAAAGTGAGTCACTTAGATGGTTAATCCAAGACAAAAAGGTAACAGAGGAGAACAACAAGTAATGTCTCTCCTAGAAAGACTAACTGATGAAAAATGGGAACAAACTCCCGGATCAGGTAGTGGTAAAATAAAAGGAGACTTACGAGTTCCTGGTAAACATAATTTATTTTGTGTAGAAGTAAAATTTTACAAGCATGTAGGATTTGATGCAAAAATATTTACACAAAAAAGTAATAATCTATTTAAGTGGTGGAGTAAATTAGTAAAACAATCACAACAAATGAAGCAAGAACCTCTTCTCATCTTTCGTGAGAATCATGGTAAGTTTTTTGTTGCTACAGTAAGAAAACCAAAAAATACATTAAGATATATGCATATTGCCTGGCTGGGTGCATACGTTCTTATCGCAGAAGACTGGCTAGATAAAGAGGAGATAAAATTTACAAATGGCAATTACATTCTCAAGCCTTGGGAACCCAGCTCCGATTGGGAACTTGCTGATAGTTGATGCACTTAACATTGCATTTAGATGGAAGCACCAAGGGGTAACAGATTTTAAATATGATTATGTAAGGACAGTAGAAAGTCTAGCAAAATCATATAACGCAGGCACAATTATAATTTGTGCTGATGGAGGGAGTAGTTATAGAAAAGCTATATTCCCAGAATATAAAGCAAATAGAAAAGAAAAATATGCAGAACAAACTGAGCAAGAAGCTAAAGAGTTCGAAATATTTATGGCAGAATTTAGTAATACTTTAACGCTACTAAAAGAAAAACATCCAGTGTTTCAATTCAAGGGAGTTGAGGCTGATGATATAGCAGCGTATATAAGTATGAATTTAGATAAGTTTAATTTCGAAGAATGTTGGATGATTTCATCTGACCGAGATTGGGATCTACTTATTAATGAAAGAGTTTCAAGATTCAGTACAGTTACTCGTAAAGAAATAACTTTAGATACTTGGGACGAACACTACGACTTTGAAGTTGAAGATTATATCACCTTCAAATGTCTAACTGGCGATAAAGGGGACAATGTTCCAGGAATACCTGGAGTTGGCCCAAAACGCGCAGTTCAATTAATGGAACAATACGGAAACGTTTTCGATATCTACAGTGCATGTCCAATAGAGGGGAGATATAAATATATTGAATCTCTTAACGAAAATGCAGAGCAACTTCTAATGAATGTGGAACTAATGGATTTAGTTACATATGCAGGAGAGGCTATTGGAGAAGAAAACAAGCAAATTATAGATTTAGGAATACAAAGGCATAGAAATGGTAAAAATTGATTTTAGTAAAGACAAGTTACTTGATGAGTTTAGTAAGAAAACTCTCAAGGATAGATATCTCGTAGGAGATGAGTTAAGTCCTCAAGAAGGTTTTGCACGAGCTGCAGAAGCCTTTGCAGATGACGAAGATCACGCACAGCGTATATATGACTATGCCAGTAACCTCTGGTTTATGTTTGCTACTCCTGTGTTGTCAAATGGTGGAACAAAAAGAGGTCTACCAATAAGTTGTTTTCTCAATTATGTAGAAGACAGTAGAGAAGGAATTACAGGACATTATACCGAAAACGCATATCTATCATCAATGGGTGGTGGAATCGGCGGCGGGTGGAGCGATGTTCGTGCCCAAGGCACAAAGACGTCGAAAGGCTCAGAGTCCACAGGTGTAATTCCATTTATGAAAGTTGTAGATGCAGAGATGCTCGCATTCTCACAAGGCGTAACTAGAAGGGGTAGTTATGCTTCTTATCTACATATGAGTCACCCCGAAATAGAGGAGTTTTTAGATGTTAGAAAACCAACTGGTGGAGATGTTAATCGTAAGTGCATTAATCTTCATCATGGTGTCGTGGTTCCAGACAGATTTATGGAGATAATCCATAGAGCGTCACATGAAGAAGGCTTTAGTGATGACTGGGAACTAGTTGACCCACATAGTGGAGAAGTGAAGAAAGTTGTTAGTGCAAGAACACTTTGGGTAAAATTATTACAAAATCGTATGGAAACGGGAGAGCCATACTTAATGTTTGAAGATGCCGTACAGGCAGATTTACCTGACTTTCAGCAAAGAAAAGGATTAAAAGTAAATCACTCTAATCTTTGCTCTGAGATAACTCTTGCAACGAATGAAGAAAGAACAGCAGTTTGTTGTCTTTCGAGTGTAAATTTAGAGTATTATGACGAGTGGAAAGACCAC